CAATCCAAGAATTACCATGAGACGTTTCAAATGCACCTGAGGGCATAACACCAAACATAACCTTCCATACACGAGCAAAAATATGAACTACCTTAACAGATAAATTTTGAGTAGCAATCTGTAACAAACAAAGAAACAAAGCAAAATCTCCCATTGACTTATCATAGTACACAGCAGCTTGAGTTTCATACAATTCTAATAAAACACGATTTATAGTAGTATCCAAATTTTTGAAATCACCATCAAAGAATACCATAGTAGGATCATCATACTTCATCTGTTTCGCAAATTCATAAGCACCACCATGAAGCCACTTCATACCAACTTTAATCATATGACCACGTTCAATAGTTTGCCTATCCTTTCCAACAAAATACGCAATTAAATATTGCATCAAATTAGGTATAAAAAATTCACGACATTTTTCATATGTTTTCTTACGATCTTCTTCATTAATAGATGTTGAATTAAATATTTCGAACTTCAAACAAATACAACAAGCAATCTCCAAAAACTTAATACTACCAGTCTGCTTAAATTGTTGAACATAAGACCAAAATTGTTTTTTTGTTGCATTAATTTGATCACCTTTAGTACCATTTGCTGTAATACGATGCTTTACCCCATCAGGTGTAGTAAACCTACGCTCCATTCCTGATCGGAGACCCGCACTACTCTGTTCAGGTACATGTAATAAAACAACATCCCTCTCAGTCAAAGTCCAAATCAATCTCTTAAAATATTTTCTCACTCCCATATAATCATACATTTTATTTAATCCTCGGGCAATACATTTTGATAAAATCGGTGTTAACTTATCAACATTCTTCGTATTCTTATTAAATTTCTCCATTAATTGTACTACTTTAGTAGGATATAAATTATCACAAGAAGATACTGTATAACTACCAATCTTATCACCTGAGAAAGCTCTATTAAACATCGATACACTACGACAACATAAAACTTGTAAAGTCTCAACCTTCTTAACCTTCCACTCTAATCCCGGTATCTTACGATCAGCA